CAGTATTCATATAGTTATAATATATACTATAACTATATATTTTTAAGTGATTTCAAAACACAGAAAACCCAAAATTTATAAAGATTAAAAATCGGCATTTAAAATACGCACCGCTCTAAATAATTATAAGTTAATAAATAATCAACTTTATTATAATAAAATTGATTATGTTATATAAAATTATTAATATTATAATAATATTATTAAAATGAATAATGTACAAAAGAATGTGATTAATGAATTATTGAAAAATCCATATGAATATGCAAATAAAATAAGTATAAAAGATTTAGTTTCATTATTAAAACTTTTAGATAAATATTATTATAATACAAAAGAAGAATTAGTTCCTGATGAAATATATGATCTCTTAAAAGAAATATTAATACAAAGAAATCCACTTAATATTTATATTAAAAAAATTGGAGCACCAATTAGTAAAGCTAAAGTAAAATTACCATATTATATGCCTAGTTTAGATAAAATAAAACCGGATACCAAAGCATTAAACCTATGGATTAAAAAATATAAAGGACCTTATATATTAAGTGATAAATTAGATGGTGTATCTGGGTTATTTATTAAAAACACGAATGATTTAAAATTATATAGTAGAGGTGATGGTAAAATGGGTCAAGATATATCACATTTAATTCCATATATAATATCAGATAAAGTAGATTTAACTAAATTACCAGATAATATTGCGATAAGAGGTGAATTAATAATAAGTAAATTAAATTTTAAATTAATAAAAGAAGAATTTAAAAATGGTAGAAATGCTGTTGCTGGTTTAGTTAATTCAAAAAAATATTCAACAAAAGTAGCAAAATTAACTGATTTTATAGCATATTCTATTGTAAACCCTCAATATACTCAAAAAGTACAGATGCAAAAATTACATAAATATAATTTTCCTACATCGACTTATATAGAAAAACAAACTATAAATAATAAATTAATTAGTGACTATTTAATTTTTAGGAGAAAGGAAGGTTCTTACGATATAGATGGTATTGTTGTTGTTGATAGTAGTAAAATATATAATATACAACAAAAAAATCCCAAATATGCTTTTGCATTTAAAATAGTATTTACTGATCAAATTGCCGAAGCAACAATTATCGATATTGAATGGACTTGTTCAATGCATGGTTATTTAAAACCCAAAATAAAAATAATGCCAATCAAATTAGGTGGTGTTGTTATACAATTTGCAACAGCATTTAATGCAAAATTTGTTGTAGATAATAAATTGGGTCCAGGAGCAAAAATTAAAATTATAAGAAGTGGTGATGTAATACCTCACATTATGGAAGTATTAAAACCTGCAGCAGTAAATAAACCAAAATTACCAGATGTACCATATTATTGGACTGATACTAAAATTGATATAATTGTTAAAGATATTCATGGAGCATGTAAAGATACTATAATTGTTAAACGATTAACACATTTTTTTAAAATAATAAATGTTAAATATATTAGTGAAGGAATTATTACTAAATTTGTAGAAAATGGTTATAACTCATTAATTAAGATATTAATTGCTAATCCTATTACTCTTGCTGAAATTGACGGGATTGGTAAAAAAATAGTAGATAAACTATATACAAATATAAAAAATGCTTTTAAAAAAATATCATTAGCTAAATTAATGGCAGCATCTACTTTATTTGGTAGAGGATTTGGAGGAAAAAGATTAAAATTGATTATTGATATATATCCAGATATATTAACGGTTGATTGGAATGAATCAAAAATGATTAATAAACTTATTGAAATTGATGGATTTGATGAAATTACTGCTGAACAATTTACAAAAAACTTACCAAAATTTAAAAAATTTTTAGAAGATCTCAAAAAAGTAATTAATATGCCATATTTAAAAAATAAAATTAAAAATAATAATAAATTTAAAGATCAAAAAATAGTTTTTACTGGCTTTAGAGATAATAATCTCCAAGAATTTATTGAAAATAATGGGGGATCAGTAACAAATAATGTTTCAAAAAATACAAATATTGTAGTTTATTCTAATACTGAAGGAAATAAATATAAGAAAGCAAAAGAATTAAATATACGATTAATAACATTAGAAATCTTTAAAAAAAAATTTATGGATTAATATATCATGAGTAACATTCCTAGATATTTATCCAGAAAAATGACATTTGTTGAAAAAAACTATATAAACGGGATTACTAGAAAACAAAAAAATAATCATTTTATTTATTATTATATTTCTAATAATAAATCTATTTCAAAATTAGATTTGGAAAGAATAAATAAATTGAGAATACCTCCTGCCTGGATTAATATTTGGATATCAAATGATCCGAATACCCCAATACAGGCAGTTGGTACTGATACTAAAGGAAGAATACAATATATATATTCCCAAAAACATATTGAAAAAGCCGAAAAAGAAAAATTCTATAAAATGTTCAAATTTATACGGGCTATTCCAAAATTAGAGAAAGCTATAAAGATTCATGAAAAATTAGGTCCATATGAAAAAGAACGTGTTATTGCTTCAATGTTAAAAATAATTAAAGAAGTACATATGAGAGTTGGTAAAGAAATATATGCTAGAAAACATAAAACATATGGTGTTTCTAGTCTTAAAAAAATACATCTAAAATTTATTAGAAATAAAATTATTTTTAGATTTAAAGGAAAGGCAGGAAAAAGACTTAATTATACTATTATTGATCAAAATCTAACAAATCATTTACGTTTACTTTTAAAATTAGAAGGTGATAAATTATTCCAATATATTGATGAAAGTGATAAAATTAGAAAAGTGACAGATACTGACTTAAATAAATACATTCAAAAATATATGGCAAATAAAGATTTTTCTGCAAAGTTTTTCCGTACTTATGCTGCAAATCATTATTTTGTAAAAGCATTATTAAATGAAACAAATAAAAGATTACCAAAAAATACTAAAATAATTAAAAAAAATATATTAAATTCATTAAAAAGTGTCGCATTTTATTTAAGACATGAACGAGCAGTTAGTAAAAAAAGTTATGTAATGAATTTTATTATAGATATGTATCAAAAAACTCCTAATTATTTTGTTGAAAGGAAACAGGAGGATCCTGATGATATTTTAATTGATATTTTAAAATTATATAAAACAAATGTATTAAATAAACATTGATTTATAGTTTACATCAATATCCATATGTTTTAGATTATCTCTATTTTCTAAATATAATTCAAATCCATTATGTACATCTAATAATATTATTAATTTTTTTAATTTAATATCTTTAAATAATATTCTTTTACTATGTACTATTTTACAATTTAAAAATAAAGTTTCTATATCCCCACCATAATATGGAAAATTATTTTTATTTTCTGTAAAAAAATTTGCTAATAATTTCCTCTTCTCATATTTATTATTTTTCAATTCATCGTGAAATTCAGAAGTCCATCCTGCTTGTTCTATTTTTAATAAAAAAATGTCCATTAATTCATTTGCTGAATATCCAGTTATGTCATATCTAAAAGAAAATCGTCTTTCTAAACCAGGATTATAAGCAAAAAAACATTTTTCTAACTCTTTTTTATAACCAGCAATTATACATAATAAATCTCGTTTTTCTGTTAAATTTTGATTAATTGTATCTAGACATTCTTTTGAAAAACTATCTGTCACTTCTGAATTACCTAATGCATATGCTTCATCAATAAAAAAAACACCACCTTCACAATTATTAATAAATTCTTGTGTTTTTGCAGCAGTCTGTCCTAAATATTTTGCTATTAAATCAGATCTTTTTGCAATATGTATTTTACCATTTGATAAAATTCCCATAACTGCATAAATATTACCTAATATTTTTCCTAATTCACTTTTACCTACTCCAGGTGGTCCAGTTATAATTGTATGTAACATATCTAAATTTTTACGTTGTTCTAAACATTCCATGTCAAATTTACAATTATTACAATTATTACAATTATTACATTTTGATGTTTTATTTAATCCTTGTAAAATAAATATTATTTGATTTATTATACTATCTTTTACATTTTTTAAACCAACCATATTTTTTAAATCAGTTAATGGTTTTATTAATCTACAAGTGATTTTTAAATCAATATCATAATATTTTGTAAACTTCTTACAATGATATTTTCTTCCTAATGTAATTAAATCATCTATATTTTTTATATCCATTTGAAATATCACATCCATTATATTTTCATCAGTTTTATAATCTTGATGATCACATAAAGGATTTGGACATTTTTCTAGTTTATTAATAGTATTATCATTTTTATTATTAGATTCATTATCTATATAATCATCAGTCCTATTATTATTACTATCATCAGAATTATTATCTTCGTTATTATCATCATTACTATTATTATTATTACTATCATCAGAATTATTCTCTTCGTCATCACTGCTATCATCATACATATCATCATCATCACTATAATTAGCATCATCACTATAATCAGCATCATCACTATAATCATCATCATTACTATCATCATCATCACTATAATCACCATCATTATCACTATAATTATTATCATTATTGTTGTTATTCATATTATTTAATATATCACAGTATTCAAAATCCATAAAATCATGACTAATATCCATTAAATTATTTATTTCATAATTCATTATTATTATATATTAAAAATATTTCTTTAATATAATGCACATTTAAAATCTCTTATTAAATTATTTTTTTTAATTGCTTTATCATTCTGTGCATTATTATTATTATAATATTGATAAGGTATTTGTTCATCACTATCAGTATTTATTGTATTCAAAACTAAATTATTTCCTTCAAGATCATCGATTATATTTAGTTTACTATAATTTACCCATTTATTATTTATAATTTTATTTTGTTCATCAATTATTTTATTTGTTGTATTTAAAACTAACTTGTCTCCTTCTTCATCATCAGTTATATTTGATTCACTACTTGCTGCATCTTTAAATAATGTATTAACACAATTTTTATTATCATGAATATTTACACATTTATAATATGCAGTTATTAAATGTTTTATAATATTATATTTTCTTTTTTCATTTTCATTTAATTGTTGTCCGTTTATCAATTTATAATTGATGTATGAAGATTCAAAGAAAAAATTTTTATATGTCTCAGATATATTTTCCATTTTATATAAAAAAATAAATTTAGTATATACTTTTCATATATTATTTCAATTTTTTACTCCTTTTTTTTAGTTGACTTTTTAACTCTTTTTCTTATAGATTTTTTTTCTACAACTTTTTCAGGCATTTTTTTAATAGATTTTTTTTCTACAACTTTTTCATTATCTTTAGTAGGTGTTTTTTTAATAGGTTTTTTTTCTACAACTTTTTCATCATTTTTAGTAGGTGTTTTTTTAATAGTTTTTTTAGTTGTTTTTATTTTTTTCTTAATTGGTTTTTTAACTGTACTAGTTGTTTTAGTTTTTTTATTGGGTGTTTTTTTTGTTGTTTTCTTAACAGGTTTTATTTCCTTTTCTGAACTATTAGCACTTAAATCATTTAAATCATTATTACTTAAATCATTTATATTACTTAAATCATTTATATCATCATTACTTAAATCATCATTACTTAAATCATCATTACTAATATCATCATTATCCATAATATCTTTTGTTTTACTAGTATCAATATCTACTTTATCATTATATTTTTTTTTTTTTTCAAATTCTTCTTGAATTATTGTCAATAAATCTAATATTCTTTCCCTATCATTATTTGCATCATTGATTTGAATCTCTAATTTACCAAATATATCAAATAATTTATCAAAACATGTTTTATATTCTGCTAATGTATTAAAACTATTTGTAATTGATATATTATATTTTTTTAGTAATTCTTCATTTTCTTTTTTACTTAAAATCTCAATCATTATTTAAAATATATTATTTAGAATATTAATAAATATAATAATATTCTATTTATTTTTCAATTTTATTTTCTAGAATTTAAATATATAGTTAAAATGCAATTCTCAAATAGAGCTCTTTTAAAATATTTATTTATTATTTTAATAATTATTGCAGCAGTTAAATTTTCTCAAAAATTTACAAATGAAAAGAAAATAATTATTGGATTAGTTATTATTGCTATTATTTTATTTCTATTATGTGATACAAAAGTTATGATTAAAACTGAACCAATGACTTCTGAAGATATAATAATTCCAGAAGAAGAATTAGATTGTGATTTATCACAAATAATGCCTACCCCTTATAAATTAAATTATAATAAGGAAGATCTTGCAAAAACTGGTTTAAATTATGATAATAATGATCCAAGAAATCCCTTATTCAAAAAAGGTCAATTTTCTAAATATATGATGGATATTGATCAAGTTAGAGATGTAATTAATAAACAAATATATAATTATCCAGATTATCATATCAATAGTCCTGGTTACTTTTTATTGAATAATGGTAAATATTCTAATGATGGTATTCCTTATGAAAAAGCTGATTCAATTATTAAAGCAAGTAAATTCAGAGATCTTTATAATCAACATAATCATAATATTAAATGGTCTCCTCATACACACTTTGGTAAAGCTAGAGGTTATATGAATTTGGATCAAATTTATCCTTAATGATTATTTTTACTCATCATAAAAATAGTTTCAATTGGGAAATTAGTCATAGAATAATCTACATCAATATCTTTTCTTACTTTACAATCAATAAAATATATTTTATATTTTTTCAATATTAAATTAAAAAGATCATTTTTATTTTTAATTTTTTTTAATTGATTATAATATTTTGAATTTATATCATAAATTTCTTTAGTTAAAATAAAAAATATATAATTATTGCGTTCATTAAAAGTGTTGGTATACCCTGATTTTTTATCTTCTAAATATCTATAAATATCAACACAATGTCGCTCTTTTACAAATTTAGTGTATTCTTTGTTGATTAAATTATTAATATGTTCTTTGATATTTAATGTTCCAATTAATAAATGAATATTTGTTTTATAATAAGAAATTCGTTTTTTATTTAATTTTCTTTTATTTCTATCAATTACTTTAAATAATTCATATATTTCTTTATCTCTAATATTTGCATTTGTAATATTTGCAGCCCGAATATCTTTACTTAATGTTGTATTATAAATACTTATTATATTACCATGTATTGATATATTTGCATAAATAATTGTTTGAATACCAAGTATTTTAGTCATATCAGTATGATTTTTTAATTCTTTATAATTAGAAGTTACTACTGGATATTTACTTAAAATTATATTTTGTATATGTTTATTGTCTGTTAAAGTGATATCCTCTGAATTAAATGATTTTAATGTAACAACAAAATTATTGTCTAAATATTGTGCACTTATATTGTCAATAATTATATCTTTAAATTCTGGTATAAAATAAATTTTTTTTTTATAAATTTTAGAATATTTTTTAATTGCTCTCACTAAATTATATAATGATGAATAATCATTAATACCTTGCAAACACATTATATCTATTTCTAAATTATCATAGTCATGAAAAATATAAGTTACTATATCTTTTATTCTATTTCCAATATTTACTGTATTTCTAATATCAACATTAAAAGTCCCTAACTTTATAATAATGTATCCATTTGGTACTACTATATTCGTTGTTTTTATTTTTATTTTTTTACTAGCTTTTATACCCATAATATATATATATAATAAAATGGAATTAGCTTGCGAAATTTTAAAAAAACGTACAGATAACAATAATACCACAAAATCATTAAAAAAATTTAAAAATCTTAAGTTACAAAATGGTTTAAAAACTAGTAATAAAGAAGATTTTTTAAAAAAAATAAAATCACCACAATATAAAAAAATAGCAAATAATTTTGCTAAAAAATGTTTTTATTCAAAAAATAAAGATTTAGGACAAGCTATCATGATGGCTTATTATTTCTCATATTATGGTAATGATGTATTTGGTGAATTTAAAACATATTATGAGAAAAAGTTAATAAATGCTGCACATGAAGTAGTTTGTTATTTAGAACGGAAAAATAACAATTATAATGATAATTTTTATGATATATTAGATAATTATTATTCTTTATATCAAACATTTATTAAAAAATCGTCTTTATATAAAATAGATGATATGATGGTAATTTTAGAAGATTATATTAAAGCAAGTAAATTATTGCAAATTCAAAATAAATCGATCGATCACAATTTTATTAAAAAAATAAATAATATTATATCAGAAATATTTAAAATTAATCATAATTTTGCTATTAAAACATTTCTACAAAACTATGATATGTTTATTGATAGTAATAATATTATGAAACATATTTGGGATAAAATTAAAGAATATTTTAAAAATGATATTAGACATGCAATTCTTATTATTATTGCTGAATTAAGAGTTAAATTAATTCAATCATTAACATTATCAGAAGATAAAAAAGATATATATTTTAATATTGATATTGAAATAATTATTAAAGATATTAGAAATAATGATTTTACTATTGAAAAAATTAATAATATTATTAAATTATTACTTCAAAAGATAAATAAAATAACTAATCTAAATATAACTAATCAAAAATTAGATAATCAAAAATTATTTGAAATTTTTGATTTATTTCAAATAATATTTAATACAATTTATCATTCATAAATATTGCACAATGTATAATACATTTTAGTATAATATTCTAATTTTCTAGAATCTTTTATTTCATTACAATTGTTAATTATTTTTTCTAATTTTTTTTTATTATCAAATAATATTCTCAAATATTTTTTAAATAAATTAGTTAATATATTATCATGTTCATAAAAATAATTAACATCTAATTTTGATATATATTTATCAGACCAAATAGTTTCCCATAAATGCATTGTATATGATTCATTTAAATTTATAATTTCATTTTTCATATTATCTTTAAAAATATAATCATATCTAAAACAAAACGGCATAAATGTTTTACTAGG